TTTGACAATTTATTAAATTAGCCCGTTTAGATTGTGAAATTGTAATACGCTGTCTATTTCTTTTTTTATCTAACGAAGACAGGTGATAACAACCTTCGATAATAACCCATCCTACTAATTCTACAAAATCATCAGAAAAAACTGGTCTGCTGTTACTTTTTAATGTAGCTGACAAAGGGATAGAACTATTACCATTCAATTGTGATGTTTCCCTAAATTCAAACACAGTTTTATAATCTTTTCTTTTTCCATTACATTTTTCTGTTTTGACTAACCACCGATGATTATCAGTGACTAAAGCAGAAATATTTTTATTCTCTATAGAAGTAAGATTCCCGCTATGCTCATAAGAATATATATTTTTTAATTTTTGCCATTCACCATCTAGTGTTTTTGGGTTTATAGTATAAAGTTTATCAGTCCTTACTAAGTCATAGTATGTTTTCCAACCATTTTTTGTTAAAATTTCTGTATCATCAGAAACACACGCTTCGCGCATGCCTCCCAATTCCTCAATCCATCTTTCACAATTAGCCATGTAAGTAAATGGAGCTGATGGTAAGGGTTGTAGAGATTGTTGTGCCGGCGCGACATTCCCTTTATAATAGATCTTCTCTGCACCCTTGTCGGTGATACTTGAAACATCAACACCTTGCTTAATAAGCCACTTACCTTTCAACATTCTTTGAATGTACGATTCAACTTGAGAAGCTGTTTTATCAAGAGATTTGTTTATAGAAATTAGATCCTTCACCCAAGCATCACTATAAATTGAATTGCAAATTTTTTCAGGATTAAAAACAAAAAATGGATAACGCTTATAAGATGGTTCAAAAATTCGTAAAGTCTGTTTTCCTGAAGTAGTTATGACTCGAACTTTAATTTGACCATCTGGCATTGTCCATTTCATCCAAAGCTCTTTCACCAGAGTAGATTCTAAATCTTCAACATTTTTTGTTTCTTGATTATTATATTTTTCCTGTTCCAATAATTCTTTGTACTCTGAAACATCTCTTGTATTATCAGATGTCAATTTCACTTTATATTTTTTGTTAACTGTAGAAATCGGTTTTTTATAAGTTTTTATAATAAACCTACAATCATCCACACTTGGAGCATCAGGATCAAAATAAACATTGAAAGTATCATCAACCCAAAAATCCAAATAATCTTGTCCACCTTTCTTAATTACGCCACCTTCTATAATACCAACAGAGTATTTTAAAGAATTTACAATTTGACCGGTCATCAGTCCTTTTATCGCACGAGTACGGTAAATATATTGCAAAATCTTATTCTTTTTCTTTGCTTCCTCGTATGCTTCATCAAATATACTGTCAGGATGAACTTCCCATCTCGGCTGATTACGTTTAACAAAATTTTTGACACCTCTAACTTGAGAACGTATTTTATTCACAGTACGTCGTATTTCTCCATCAGAAATAGGGAGAGTTTGAACTTTGTTTAAGGTTTTATTATAAACAATCCAATGATCCCCCCTAACATAGCGCTCATTAATATACCAATCGCGATGTTGTTTTAAATAATACTTTGACGTACTGTCGCAGAGAGAATCCACAAACTTAGCAACTTTTGTATCACCCTTTTTAAACTGTATTGTTTTTAATTGTTCAAGATTCATTTGATTTAAGTTAATTGTCTTACAAATTCACTCCAACTCACATCGCTAATTGATTTTGCAATGATATAGTTTATAAAATTTTCATTTTTTCGTTTACTGCTGCTTCCAATAAATAATATAAGTCTTTTGTTAAAGGATAATAAAATGAAATGACTCTATGTTCCACTTTTTTATTTGGGAATACAAGTCGAAATTTTTTTGTTTCATTTAATTTTAAGAAGACAGCTATATTTCCTAAGTATAACATATCGTCAAGAACAAAGGAACAAAAAGCCACTAAACCTTTATCATCCGGTGCTACTTTTTTTATTTTCACCCTTGTTACTTCCATATTAGTTGTTTAAACTTTTTAGCAATTTATCCGGTGGAACCTGACTCAAATCAACAAATTCATCTTGTGGAACTGATATTAATGGCTCCTCATTAGGTTCACTTTCCACATATTCAACAATATCTTTTGATTTTAATGATCTTGTTAATTCACGAATCAAAGATTTTTGAATCAAACTTTGATTTTTATTCATCTTGTCTAAAAGAACATAAATAAAAACAAGTGTGAGTAGAAAAATAATTGCTAAGATAATTAATTCTGTCATACTTTTTCTGGTTTAATGGCAATGGCTGTAGAAGATGTAATTAGAATACCTGCAGTAGCCACTGAATTAATAATTTCCTGCTTAACAACTTTGAAAGGGTCGATTATTCCTGCTTCATATAAGTCACAGAATTCATCAGTCAAAGCATCATAACCTTCTCCAGTTTCTTTAATTTTATCAACAATAGTTTCACCATTCTTACCAGCATTTGTAGCAATTCCGATTACAGGAATTTTTAATGATTCAAGAACGATTTCCATTCCAGCATCATATTCTTTTACTCCTGTAGGTTCTATGTCAAATGAACATTTTAACAATGCTACACCACCACCCTCTACGATACCTTCTTGTATCGCTGATTTGGTTGCATTAATTGCATCTTCAACTCTGTATTTAATTTCAGTTTGTTCTGTTTCACTTGCGCCACCAACTTTAATATTTGCAACTGAACCTGTGATTTTTCCTAATCTGTCTTTTAATTTTTCAGTTTTATAAATATCTTTTTCAGTTGCCATCAAAGTTCTAATTTCCTCAACTCTTTCTGTGATATCACCTTGACCACCAACAACAATTGTATTGGTTTGACTGATAGTAATATGTTCGCAGGTTCCACAATGTTCAACATCTACATCTTTAAGTCTGACGGCATCATTATCCCCAATAACAGTAGCATTTGTAAGAGCAGCGAGATCATAAATCAAATCACGTTTATAATCTCCAAAAGCAGGCATCTTCACAGGTACACAAGTGAATTTACCCATTAAATAATTCTGTACGAGAAAAGCAAGACCGGCTCCTTCAATTGAATTAACAAATAAAACTATTTTATTTTTTCCTTGCTTAACCAATCTTTGAACCATTGGGACCAACTGATCCTGGCTTGTGATTTCATCAGTACAGATAATAATTGTAGGATTTTCCAATACAGCGGCTAATCTTTTTCTATCATTCATAAAAATGTGAGATTCAAAACCATGACCAACCATAGTTCCATTCACATATTCAACTTCTGTTTTCAAAGAATTAGAAGTCTGTACTGTGACGATTCCTTCGATTCCAATTTTATCAATTACACCATGGATGAGTTCTCCAATGGGTGCATCATTATTAGCAGAAATTGTGGCAATTTGTAATTTCTTTTCAGCAGTGTCAATTGGTTTGACTTGACTTTTTAATTTTTCAAGAACTAATTCAAGACCTTTATCCATTCCACGTTTTAAAAGAATTGGATTCATTCCTGTTGCAATAAATTTATTTGCTTCATTTACCATTGTGGCAAGCAAAGCTATGGTAGTAGTTGTATTATGTGTTAAAATATAATTATCAGTATAATACAAACTATCGGAATTACTAACTTTAATACATTGCATTTCTACATATTTTTCAGTTGGTATAATTTCTTTAATTTTATTACCATATTTATTACCTTTTAATTCAGTAATTCTATAAATAGATGTTGAAGAATATGATGAATTAGGTTTTCTTTCTAAAAGATAAGAATGTGTCGCTTTACCTAATCCTCTAAATAATTCTAAAACATCTAAATGCAATTGTTTACTTATTGTACCATACTCTAACAAACCACGTTTATTTATATGACCATCTGTATCTGACAATCCCTGTAATAATGCTTTTCTTGATTTAATATCAGAATATAAATATTGTTTTGGAATAAATTTATTTCCACTCGTTGTTCCAAATAATCCTATTTCTTGTAATATATTTCTTATTGTTTTTCCATCTTTTGTTTTACCAATAATTTTTACTCTAAAATAATTTTTAGATTCAACAAAGCTAATATTCAACTTTAAACCTTCTGGTAATTTTATTTTATCTAAAATATGTTCTTTATTTGATCCTAATGAAATTTCTGTAGAATCTTTTCCACTTAAAGAACCATCCCCTAATAAAATACCAACCAAATATGGATCTAATAATAATTTTGTTTTAATAAATTCTGGTTTACTTATTGGAACAAAATATTTATATTGTTTTTCACCATTAGATTTAGTTCTAAATAATCCATCATCTAAAAGTTTTTTAGTTGTTAAAACTTTTTTAACTCCACTATCAGTAATAACTTTCCACAAATGATCTTCACAACATTCTACTATTCTATTATCTTCAAATTTAATTTTTAAAATTTGTTTCTTACCTTTAGGGAAAACACCCATAACTTTTTGTGTAGTTCCACTTGTTCCACAAATTTCATCACCAACTTTTATTTTTCTCATTTTAATAAATCCAGTAGGTGTTAATACTTTACTATATAAAGGTTGTGGACCATCTCCAGCTTCGCGGTTTGTGTTCTCTGCAGCCTCACGCGCGAGCATGACACCCATGTTTTCAAACTTGTCTTCTAAAAACACTTGTTGTGCAACAGTAACACCATCTTTTGTAATAGTTGGAAAAGAACTTTCCTCAAAAATAACATTATTCCCTTTTGGACCAAGAGTTGTAGTGACAGCTTTGGCTACAGTGTTTAGTCCATTAGTAATTTTTTCTCTTGCGTCTTCATTAAACAAAATTTCTTTGTACATAAAATTTATATTTATTCTTCTTTATAATCACAGAAACCAACGATGTCAGTTTCTTCAAGGAAATGATATTCCTCTCCTTGTAAATTAAGTGTGTAAAAAGCGTATTTCCCGGCAATTATTGTTTTACCAATGTGGTCGTTGCCAGCAAGGACTTCCCCTGTTATTAGATTCTTGTCTGTTTCAGATTCCTCAATGAGGATGTCTGCGCTGATCTTTGTGTTCTTGTGCTTACGAATCAGGAGCACACCTGGACGAGGTTCTATGTTCATACTTTTTTTTATTTACCGGAATAAAATCCGTTTATTAATCATTATCCCAAGCATCCACGATGGAGGCTTTTGGTTTTAATAAATTCTCAATGTCAATTTCAATTTTAGTTTTCTTTCTTTCCTTTATTGCTGGCGCGTTTGGTCTGGTCTGTATCATATATTTTAAACTGTCCGGTCCATGATCATTCTTCTTCACAGGTTCTTCAGAATCGTTGCGAGTTTTTGATTGTATATCAGTATATTCTTTATATCTGTAGCCTTGAAGTTCTCTGGAGAGGTTTGGGCACTTGTCTTTGAATATATACAATCTGGATTTACCATTTATGACTTGGAAATATTCTCTGATTTTTGTAATTCCTGCATTTACGTCATTTTTGCCTAATTCAAAATCCCAGCCATTATCATAGAACTCTTCAAGGACACTGTAAGGGATTTCTTCACCTTCAACATTTTTAGAGCGATTTTTAGCCGCAATGGAGGGGTCCGCGACAAGGACTTGAAATGTATCATAAAGAATCTGTCGTTTTTCATCCATTGTCAGGTACTCGATGTCTTTTGTTAAATTAAAAAGATAACTGAATTTTTCAAACATCTCTTTTGAAGCAACAGAAGGAAGGGCGGGTTTGTAGTACTCATCAATGATGTAAAGAACTTGTTGTTTCGTCCAGACACCGACGAGGGCGGCATTTGGATTTCGTTGACCAAAGTCAAGTGAAACCAGATATTCAACATTTTCTTTAAAATCAAATGAATCAATGAAATGTATGGAGGGGTCCATGTCACAGTACTCTTTTCCAAAAATCAATTTACCGGATTTGGTGGTAAAATCAATTTCATGTTCCTTGTCCCAAACAGCTTTTGGAGTTCCCTTACGCTCGTTTTCATACCATTTCTTTCCTTCTCGTTCTGGGTCCTTCTCTTCATCAGCGGTGTAGTGAAGCATGAAAATATAAAATTGATTTTTAGGGTTGCGCCACTCCTTTATTCCACGGACTGACTCGGGATGATTTATATCAGCATATTTCATATTTTACCAACTAAGATTCCTAAAATGAAAATTATTGCTACAATGGCTATTAGGTATTCAGTCTTGATTGGATCAACCTTTTCATAACAATGGGCACAAACATTTATCGATAGTAAAGGTCTTTTACATTTTGGGCAGTTTTGCATATTAATCTATTTCAAGTAGGTCAAAGACAAGGTCTGAGAAAAATGAATTATCTTCTGCTGTACTGACACAGGTCATGCGCCCACCGGAAGATAGTGTAGGACGAGCGGCGGTGAAGGCTAGTTTAGCTTCATTCTGAAAAGCCATTTCATCCATAAAAAGACCAGATAAGGTGTGCATG